AAGCGAACGATGACGACCTTGTTCGCCGGATTCTTAACGTACACCGCGCTCTTCTTCCGCTCACCCGGCGTGTAGAAGGGTTTGTTCAGCGTCACCTTCTTGCCCTGATAGGCATTACCTTTCTTGGAGAGGGATGTTTTCATCGTTCAAGATTTTGCAGCTCGTCGATGTCGGGGGAGTCGTCACCGTCGTATGCTGAAATTGCGGCAGTAGTCGCCCTTAGAACGGCGTTTGCCTCATTCTTTGTAATTTGCCCAATGGGCTTCATTGCAAGATAACGCAGTTCTGGAGTGGTCAGCAGTTTGGCTGCGATTTTGTAACGGATTCTTGGGAGAAGCTTTACGATTTGATTGGCCTGATTTGCACCTCCTATTGTCCCAATTCTCGCTCCTTTTCCAGCAACACCACCAGCAATCCCTCCAACACCCCTTGCGATACCTTCAATGAAAGGATCAGATTCACTCAGCGGCGCACGAATCTTCTCCATCTTGGAAACATTCTGAATCACAGACCTGATGTTTTCAGTTCTGGATGCTCCGAGTATTGCGTCTGCGTAACCCTTGAGGGAACCAGCCTTTCCAGCAATCGTCTCTGGAGAAAGATCAGCAGCCAAAGATGAAACATCCAAAACACCTTTACCTGAGTATTTTGAAATCAAATCGTCAACATATTGGAACTGAAGTTGATTTAGAAGTTCGGGGTTTTCCCTTCCAATCAAATCAAATGCAGCTTTTGTCTGAGAACTAGAAAAAGGTCCGTCTTTATCTGAAATGGCCTTAATAAACTTTGAAGGATTTTGAGAAATAGCATCAGTTATTTCCCCTCCTGAACCTTTCTTCAAAGCACCAAGAACTGTTCCACGAAAAGCTTTCTCCATCTCACCGGAACGCTTTATTGCCGCTGAAACTAAGTCTTCAACAGCTTTTCCACCGGTTCCAAGAGCTTCAAAAAGAAGCCTAGGATCAGCAGTAAGCGAAGATGATATTTTGTCGGCTGATTTTTCAAGTTGCTGCAAAGATGACTGCCTCTTTGCCAATCCTTTAATGGATTCAAAATTTGGGAAATAAGCGCCCTTCAGTTCAGGAGCAAGATTATCGATGTAGCTAATAACTCTGCCGATTGAAACTTCTCCAGAAACAACATCTTTGGCCGACTTGCCAGCTTGATTAAAAATGAACTCTTTAGCTGTAGAATCAATTTTTGAAGCCTCACTTGGGTTTGAGGCTTTTTTCAATTGATTTATAAATGTTGGAGCGTCGGCAGATTCTAGTTTTATTGCAATTGAAGCAGGGCCAGCTCCGCCTTGGTATCCAACTTCTTTGATAATCGACTGTATTTCTCTTCCAGAAAAATTGTCTACATTTTCTCGATGAAACTTGTCGGCCAATTTTAACTGATCCTTCAAAGTTGACGTTGGAAGGTTGTCTATCAATTGGGAAATATCTTTTGATGCAGCATTGTAAAGCTGAAGCTTAGCTCTATCACCAAGTCCAAGAAGCACTGAATCGTCTCCAATTGAATCTCCAATTTGAGTCCTCAGTTTTCTTAGTGCGTCAATTTTTTGATTTGGAGCCATCTTTCCAATTGCACCAATGAATCCGCGAGTTCCTTCTGGATACGTTGACGGTATTCCAATTGTTTTTGGAAGCTGCTCGGAAGGAATGCTAAATCCAAACTGATCAACAATTGCCAACGCCTCCTCTGGAGTTGCCGACAACTGTTGAACCGCCGAAGCGTCTATTTCATTTGCAACACCCTTTAGGTTGCTTACAGATTTTGTTTCAAGCTTTTCGTATAAAGGATTTTTGTAAACAAGGCCGTAGTTAGCATTATCTGTATCCTTAAGATACTTTAGTCCAGATTGAATGTTTGATCTGAAATTTTGACCAAGAATTGTTGGTGTTGCGGCGGTTCCGGGGACAAGCGCCTGAAATTGATTTTCAACATCCGAAAACCCTTTTTTAATCGATGAATCAAGTTCATTGCTGATTTTTCTTACAGCGTCTTCATAGGGTTTTGAAACTGCTCCGATTTCCTTTTTCAAAAGGTTAATCGTTTCTGTCGCAAGATCATCAGACGAGATTCCAAGATTTTTCTTTCCAAGCCGTGAAGCCGAGAACAATACGGCCCTTTTAACTGCTTCAAGCTCTTCAACGCTTGGTTCAGCCTTTGAGACAGAACTTCTCATTGCATTTGCAATCTCTGGAGTTCCGATAGCCTCCGCAACGCCAAGCGGAACTTTTTCTCCGGTTGACTCAAAAATAATGCTTCTAATTTCTTCTGATTCTAATGTTTGTGGACGTTGAGCTTGAGGTCTAAAATATGTACCAAGAAAACGCTTTAACCTATCCGCACCCGGAAGAAATGCCTCGTAGGCGGCTGTTCCAGCTTTTATCAAAGGTCTTGCAACCTCAGTTACAAGTGGGCCAGCCACTGTGCCTACGGCAGTTTCTCTTAATGCAGTTTTTCCTGCTTCACCGTATTCGCCGCGAAGCAATTCTGGAATGGCTTGAACTGCTCCAGATGCCGCTCCGCTTGTTCCGCCGATAGCTCCTCCTGCAAGCAACCTTGTTCCAATTGTTCCTGTCGTTGCCGCTGCGGTTAAAGCTTCTGGAAGGAGTGCTGGAAAAACAGTGCCAGCAACAAGTCCTCCAGAAATGGCCAACTGCTGAGCGGCCCTTTTCTTCTCTTCTTCAGAAGTGGCAACGCTTGGAGGAGCCGTCATCACGCCGGGACGCTGAAAATACGGAGTCACATACTGACCAGACTCACCTTGAACAGCCTTCTGCTCTCCTATCTTACCGGCATCATTGACAGCCGCTTGAAGCTGCTGCGGAGAGCCAGCTTGAAACATGCTCGCGTAAGGATCAGGTCCGGTCCTTTGCGGAACCTGATACTGGGCAGACATCGCAGACACTTCCTGAGCAGGTTGCGCTGTAGCCGGTTGAGCGGGTTGCTCTTCGGTGTAAAACTCTTCCTCAGTAATTTCCGTAGATGGCATGTTATTGCTTTCGGTAGAACTTGTTTCCGACCTTGTACTTGGTTCCAGATGGAACCGCTCTTTCAGCCTCTTCAACCGAATTGAAAACAGGAGGCTGCTTCATCGCCGAAAAAACATCAGTAACCTGAACTTGAGACTGAGGCTGTCCTCCCGGTTCTTGCTGTTTGGTGTCAATTTTTAGAACCTCTTGCTCTCCGATAATGCCAAGCGGAGACTTCATGCGGTCTTTCGCGTTTTGGAACAGCGATTTAAGCTCACCCAAGCTTTGCTTAACTTGCTCTGGGCTTGAGGTAAGATAGCTGGTCTTAATCAACTCTTCAGCCCTTCTTGCGTCTGCATCGGTAAGACGACCTTGCTCAGACAGCAGTCCACGGGCAACAAGCGGAGTTAAAGATCCAAGCTGTTGGCTGATCCTGATTTGCTCAGGATTCAGTCCTCCTCCAAATTTCGGAACAAGCGGGATTTTCTGGCCGACACTTCTCAAAGCGCCACCAACACTAAACGCTTTGTCCACATCTGACGGCTTGATGCTTTCAATCAGATCAATTGCCGTGTTGGCCGATTTGATTCCATTGAACAACTGGGTCTGGACTTGCTGTGGAAGCGCCTTCTTGAACTCAAATTCTCCAGAAGGACCGACAATGATATCCTGACCACTCTTAGCTGCCGCAGCTTTCAGAATCTGAAACTTAGCATCCTTCTGGTCTTCAGCAGATTGCTGCCAATCAGCAAGTGCAGCGGTCAATGGAGACTTTTGCGCTTGTTTTGCGCGCATTGTCTGAATTGCTTGAAGTTCAATTTCAGGGGCAAGTCCAAGCGCCCTAATTGAATCTTCACTTGCAAGACCTGCAACCGAAGAAATTTTAGCGGCCTTTCCGAGCTGCTCTTCTTCTGTGCGCTTTTTAGCAATCAACGCATCATCTATGACGTACTTGCCTTCAGCGGTACGCGTTAATGCACCATATTTTCGAGCGTCCTCAATTCGTTTTGCCTCAATCTGATCCGTAAAAGCAGCGGTCTTTGCTTGCTGTTTAATAAGTTCAGCCCGAGCAGAATACTGTTCAAGTCCGCTTATTGCCTTTATTGCTTCTTGATTAAAAGTCTTAGACTTAAATCTAGGCATTGCGGGCATTTTAGCTCCCACTTCTTGGCTATTTAAGAAGTTTGAAACATCATTATTAAATGTTTGAAAAGCATCAAATTCACTAACCTGAGCATCCTGTTCTTGTAGCGCCTGAGCATAGGCATTCGACTGAATCTTGTTTTGAAGATCAGCCTGCTTCTGTCGCATCACTTGCTCCGCCGTTTGCACCTGCAATTGCTCCATCATCCGCTTCTGCGTCTGTGCGCGGTCGTAGAGCGATGCGCCTAGCTCAAATGCTTTAAGAGTTTCGTCGGCCATAAATCAAGGTCTGTAATTGGTTGCGCCGTATTCTGAAAACAAGTTTTGACTCTGATATGCAGGAGCCGCCGACGGCGTATTCATCCATGCGCTGTACGTCGATCCGGGAACCGACGCCGATGGAGTTGGCGCTGACAACGACTGCTGCATCTTCGCCCCGCCGTACATTCCGCCAGCCGTAGAAATTGCGCTTCCAAACGCAGCCATCGTAGGATCTGGCATTGCCGCCACTTGAGCGGCGGTCATGTCGCGATTGTACTGGGCGGTTTGCTGCTGCTGCATCGCTCCAATGCGTTGACCGGGAGTGATGAACATGCTGCTGATCGAGAACGGTTGCGCCATTCCGAACGTCCGCTGCTGCTGAATGAAGTTCTGCGCCTGAGCAAGACCCTGATTCTGGATCTGCATCGCTGTCAGACCAAAGTCGCGAGCGAGCAAATTTGTTCGAATGCCTGACGCATCTTTAAACCCTCCACCAACCGCCCGACCAGCGACAGCTCGTTGAAGCTGCGATTGAACATCTTGATCAACCTCGCCACGCAAATTCGCGCCAATGTTCTTTCCAGCCTGCGAAATTAGTTGGTCATAACCGGGAATTGCACGACGAAGCTGCGCCTCAAGCTGTGACTGCTCGGCAGCAGTCGTCTTGGTGGCCAATTCAGTCGCCGATTCCAACGATCCAATATTTTGCTGGATCGCCTGCTTCTGTTCTGCCGCAAAATCAATCGGCTTGAACGCCGGAACCTTTGGCTTGCTGCCCTTGCTCAGCAAACCGCCAATAAGACTTGATCCACCAGCGATTGCTGCCGCACCTAGAATAGCTCCCATAAATTAAAAAACCTCCTTCACAAGACGGTTGCCGTTCTCAATCGAGAACACCTTTTCAGGTTCGTGACGTTGGATGTTCATGGTAACAAGTCGAACGGCCTTTTCCTCGGGAAAAGCTCGCTCGTTATGAAAGCAATGAACCCATATCCGACGCAAAGTATCCACCTTAAAAAGTTCTCCCTCTTCGATTGTCATCACGCTATGTGACGATGCCCATTTGTCGGCGTACTCGCGAAGCATCTGAACCGAAGGCAAATGAACCTCGTAACCGAATCGCTCGGTGCATTCTTTGGCCGACGATTCCGCGTCCTTCTTGACGTACACCTTGACCGAGTCATGCACGATAGCCTTCGGAAGATATCCGTAGGTCGAGCAATCAGCGACGTACTTGTAACGGTTCCGGTAATCTTCAATCGATTTCTGCCAGTTTGAGTCAGTCGCACCCTGCTCATGTAGGCCAATGCAATCACCCTCCAACGAGAAAAGGACCGACATGAATGCCGATCCGAATCGTGGCAACCCGCAGATTTGAAAGAGTTTACCGTTCATTTTTCATGCACAAAGATGTCCAAGCCGCTGTTCGAGCTAACACGAAGATGGCCGACTCTGAACCGTGAATCATTCCCAGTTCGCTGCAAATCACTGCGCTGTAAAGAGCCGCATTCGGATGAACGTCTTTTCCGACTTCTTTCATCCAACCATGAAGCTGCTTGATGCGGTCGTTCGCCTTCTTGAAGTCCACCTCAATAATCTCGCGCACCCGACTCCACGCTGGGTCGATGCTGTCCTTAAAGAACGAGTTCCCGAAACCGGGAATCTTCATGCCAGACAATATGGCCGACTTCAAAGATCGTTCGTCGAATTTCTCATAAACGAATCGAGCAGGACCAATCGGGCCGTGAGCATCGCCAAGCGTAAGGATAGCGGAAGCAATTGCATTGGTTAGCTGTGCGCTACCAAAGAAAGCGTTCACCGCAGCGCCGGAACTAGCGTTCTGATTGTTCCGAGCCGCCATGTCGTGCGCGTCAAAGACAGACTGAAGCAACTCCAGTTTCTTTGGAGTCACTTCTTCCAGCGCAAAGTCGATGTTGAGTTTTAGAACCATTGGGAGAATCCACCGCCGTTTAATCCGACGCCGACCATTCGGATCGTTGCGACTGCGTCGCCTAGGTACTGCATGGTCTGCTCTTGCACAGCCTGAACAGCCTTTGCTTCGTAGGCCACTGCTTCCTGAATCAAATCGTTCTCCTCCTTACGAATCGCCATGACCATCAGCTTGATGGCATCGGGACTCGGCGGAATAAGGTAGTCATTGACGCTCGTCGCGTTGATATGGCGCATCTTCGCCATGACCGTCACCGGCTTATCCTCGTCGTTGTTACAACGATCCGTCAGGTAACTGCGGCGGTACTGCGGCAAAGTTTCATCAGGGTCGTAAACTGCCAGATCAAGCTCCAGCAAGGTCGTCGCATTGTACTCGTACAACCGGCTCGACGTGTTGGTTGCCTGACGAATGACGCCGGTCAGCGATATGAACTTCTTGGTCGATTGAACGTTCGGAAGAGCGAGCGTCAGATTCTCGCCGTCGATCCATACGCCGCCAGACAATGTGCGAATCCATTGCCCGTTCTGATCGACACCTTGCAGGGTGATGGTCTTGCCAACATCTGAAGCGTCACCGGGATAGACTCGGATGAAGCTATTCGTCTCGCCGGACATGTCGCGGTAAGAAACGACGGTGCCGCGATCCACAAGCTGCTTGCCAACGCACCCGCCATTGTTCTCTCCGAGCAATCCGTATCCGCTTTCCTGAAACTCGAACCATTGATTGCGAACCGTTCCTACGCCGCAGCAATCAGCCACAGACTCGATGGTTTCGATATGACGCGGCCAAGTGATGCACCCGCCAACCGTGTGGATTGTGAAGCGTCCGTACGCGCCTGCCCACAATCCCTTGTGCAGAAGCCGTCGGCACGCCTGATTGATGTAGTCGTAAACGCGAGGGTCATCGACGCAGACGCCGACTACACGGGCGATTGTCGAGCGAATGTCCTGAACGATTAGCTTCATTTGGTGTAATAGATTCGGCTCGTTCGCTTGATGAAGTAAACGCCGTAGAACGGAGGCAGATTGTTGTGGGCGACAGCGTTCTGGGTATCGTTGCCAGTCTTGTCGGCGCTAGTGGTTCCGATGTCGCCAGTCGTAATGCTCGGACCGGCTCCTCCGCCACCGCTTCCAGCAGCACCTTGAAGGATCTGTGTGGGGTACGAACCGAGTCCGCTCCAAGACTTGTTGACGAGGTAATAATCGTCGTTTGCCGGAGCAATCAACTGAGCAACACCATGCGTGTGTTCGTTGAACGGTGTTTCTGGAACCGTCAGCGTGTGTTTATCCTCACCGACAATTGATGTGGCAGTTGCGGTTCCATTGACAGCAACCGCACCACTCGCCGCAAAAGCACCAACACCGACCGGGAATCGAGCGTCAAACGAGGTATCAACCATCCACATCGCTCCGGTGTAATTAGTCGGAGTGCCGGAAGTTCCATCGCCGCCGTCGTACGAAAGAAGATCCGTGGTCGTTCCAACAAAGATGCGACGATCATAACCATTCGCTGCGACAGGATTTTTATAAACCCAGAATCCCTGATCAAAAATCCACCACTGCCCATCTTGATCAAGCCACGGATAAATCCGATTATTGATCGCCGGAAACGTCGGTCCAAAATTAAAGAACGAGTTTCCAATCGTGCTGTTGAAAACGGCTTGCGTGCCTCCAATGATATCGTTGGCCAAGTTCTGGTAGTTCAACGGACAGTAACTCACCGGAAGACTTGGA